GAGATATCATCCTTCATTGATGGTATGACGAACGGAATTAATACGGTTCAAGATAAGATAATGGTGATTATTACGAATGTATTTACTACTATTAGGAATTTCTTTAATTCTATTCTAGAAGTGTTTGATTTAATGAAAGGTTTCATTCTAGATGACATCATGGAAGCATTGACTTTTTGGGGAGAACTTATCGAGGAAACATGGAATGCAATTTACAATGCTTGGGATAATCTGACTAGTCTTTTAGCAGACGGAATTCTAATATGGGTGGATTGGATTACCGAAGGATGGGACTATGTTGTTGGTTTATACAATAATCTTGTTGATGCCCTAGCATATGGAATACTTTGGTGGAAAGATAAAATCTTTGCAGCATGGGACTATGTTACAGGTTTATATAATAATCTCGTTGATGCTTTGGCATATGGAATACTTTGGTGGAAAGATAAAATCTTTGCAGCATGGGACTATGTTACAGGTTTATACAATAATCTCGTTGATGCCCTAGCATATGGAATACTTTGGTGGAAAGATAAAATCTTAGGAGCATGGGACTATGTTGTTGGTTTATATAATGATGTTGTTGATGCCCTAGCATATGGAATACTTTGGTGGAAAGGTCTCATAGACGAAGGATGGCAAAAAGTTACCGATACTTGGAACTTTGTTATAGATGCTCTTGCAGAAGTATTGGCACCTGTAGTAGAACCTATAAACGCATTCTTTGATAAATTAAAGCAAGTTTGGGATTATTTGTCTGGCAAGATTGATGCTGTTCTTGGCTTTTTTGGACTTGCAAGTAATAATCCAGAAATGAAAGCAGCAGATGTTTCTTCCAAAACTTCTGACAATTCTAAAGCGGGAAAGCAAACTTTGAGTCCGTTGATGATAGAACACCGTGAACAAAAAGAAAGAGAAAGAAAATTTGCTGAATCCATGAAAAAAACCGATCCTACAGGAGAATTTTCTCGAAATATGTACCAGCAAATGAAGGCAGGAAATGGTGCTGCGGGTGGTGCGGGAGGTAGTTCACCTGTGATAACGCAGGTCACTCATGCCCCAACCACAAACAATGTGGTCAGCGGTGGTGGAGGTGGAGGATCAACTGTTATTCTCTCTCCTACTCCGGTGCGTCATGCAGACTCTACTCGTTCTATGATTGGATATTAAAGAAAACCGCCACCCTTTCGGATGGCGGTTTTTACTAACTGATTTGAATGTTACTCAATCATCTTCTGCTAACTTACGGAAGTAGGCAAGTGCATCGTCCTCGCCCTCATCCTCTGTCGCTGCCTTAGGAGCAGACTTCTTGGAAGTGGACTTGACCGCTTCTTCAGTAGCCTTGTTACTCTTCTGAAACTTCTGCGACAAGGATTCACGAACAGGCTCTTCATCAGCCTTCTTTTCAGGAGCCTCGGTGAACAGAACCGTATGCATACGATCCTTGAGTTCATCGTAAGCCTTGAACTGATCAGGAGCAACGAATGCAAGAAGAGAATGCTCCTTCTTCCATAGAGCCTCTAGTTCAGCATCATCTCCTTCAAGGAGAGCAGACGAAGGTTCGAATGAACTCTTCTCATAGTTAACATAACCGCCGTCTCCAACTGTAGCCTTCAACTTGAAGTTGCAGCCTTGCCAGAAGTCAAACGGATTGATGGACTTTTCGTCATCAAACTTAGGATTCATCTTGTCGTTAATCTTCTCAAAGATCTTCGCACCATACTTGAAGATGAATGTCTTGCCCTCGTTATCAGGATTGGCAGGATCCTTGACAACCAAAATGTTGCTGATGTATGTCAACTTACGCTTGCGATCACGGGCAATGGTCTTGTCTGACTCCATGCCGCTATTCCACAATTCGTTGTTGCCTTCACAGATAGGACACTTCTTACCAATTGTAGTTGGACAATTTTCGATCATCCAACCTCCCTTACCCTTGAAGCCATGTGAGAACACACGAACCCAAGGAATCTCTTCGCCTTCTGTTGCAGGAAGGAAACGAATTACGGCATAGCCATTGCCAGCCTTATCACGCCCAAGCGTCCACAAACGCTCGTCCTTCTCATAGCCTCCCTTACTGTTCAACTTCTCCATCTCTTTGGAGAGTTGCTCGGTCATTGTCTTCGACTTCTTCTTTAGATCTGAAAATCCCATATGTTCTGTGTCCTTTCGTATGTGTTAGTTTGTATGTGAAGTATGAATAGTATCAGATATTTAGTCATTGGTCAAGTGTTTTCGCACAAGATTTTTCTGACAGTTTCTTTTAGAGTTTGAATATTTATTGTGTGTTCGAGGAACCCCCTATATCCTATCATGCGTCCACGCATTTCTTCCCAAACAGGATCACCTGTTAATTGTGAATTCCAATTTTTAGTAAACGATAGTAGTTTATCAAGAACACAGAAGGTCTCTGGTGTGATCTTCTTCTGCATCAGTAATTTCATTATCTTTGGATGGTTATTGTTTTCACAAACGAACAACTTACTCCATGTGTTTGGGGTGAAGTCTTCATGAATAGAAGCATATTTAACCAGCGTCTTAATGTCTTCGCCAAATTGATAAGTCAATCGTTCAGTACGCTTTCGCCATTCTAAGAATCTTTGATTTGACTCTTCACCAAGCATTGTACCGATCCACATATTAGGATTTTCCTGCATCTGTGATAACAGGAAATGAATCATAGATTCTTCGGTACAATGTCGCTTTGCTAACTTATCGAAGAAGTGGCGATCCTTTCTGTTTTCAAAGGTCTGAACCTTTGGAGAAATTCTGCCATATCGAAAGAAATCATACTTATCTCCTCTGAAGTGAGCCTTCATGGAGACATAGATTTTGTAGGCTTCATAGCCATTCATAGCGGCAGTTTAGAATCCTTCTTGAGAAGATTAAGTCTCTGACCCTCAACCTTCAAGCGTTCCTTGATTGGCTTACTTAACAGTTTAGAAACAGTATCAGGTTCGACACCGTGTTTTTCACAGATGAAAATAACGGCATCAATGTATGATGGTTCCTTTTGAATTTTGACAAATTCTTCGACTTCTTTTGCAAAGTCCTGAGTGATATTTACAATAGAACCCATGCTTACTCCGTAAAGGGGATTACGCCTATATCTTGAACGGCACGGCAGACACCCCGTTCAATCTCTTCTTCGGATAGGAGCATGACAATCTCATCCCCTTCCTTGCGGAAGATACGAATGCAATGATAACGAGTCTTATCATCTAAGTCAATAGGTTTTACCTCAGTCTTGACAAATAAACCCTTAACCCACAACAATAGTTTCTTTAGCAAGTTCATTCTTTATTCTTTCTTGTAGTTCTTCAAAGTTAGTATGTGACCAATAGAGATCAATTGCATTCTTCAATCCTTCACGGGCGTTCTTGGAGTCTTCGATAAACTCTTGATCTACGCCACTATCACACGCAATAAGGATGACTGTTCGTGGTAACTTTTTCTGACCTGTGCATTCCAACCACATATGAGCATATGCACACGCTTGTTGAAAGTAGTTCTGAATGTCAGACTTTCGTTTTTCTCTCCGAGAGGACTTAAAATCGATGATAGAAATCTCGCCATCATAATCAGCAATGCAGTCAAATCTTCCTGCTAACCGAAGAGTATCTGACCACAAAGGCTGTTCTTGTCCATGAATGTTTGTAATCTTATCAAGGTTTTTCTTGATAAGCATGAACAGAGTCTTGTCTCCAAGAGGTGCAGCCTTAATCATGGCGTGATCTTGTTTGAGATATGCCTCAGCGATTTCGTGAAGTTTGTTTCCACGGGAGATAGATTGCTGAGAGATCGCCATATTCTTGGGATCGCTTCGCCACTTCGCCCAAAACTCCTTCTTCTCAAATCCAGTAACTGTAGTTACAGACGGGTACCAATTACCTGATGTGGGAGACTCATAAAATCTTCCGAGTTCAGGGATTTCAACAGATCGTAGTTTTGGTAAATTCATATTAATGCATCCAGTCTTGTTTGCTTTTTTTACTCATATCATTACGAGGGTGGGCTTCTTTGATCTTTGCCATTACTTCTTGCCAACCCTTGTCAGGTTTAACTGTTGATATACGAACAGGATCACACGCTGCTGGCGCACCCACAACCATCTCAACTTTTTTCTTTCCGCAAGAAGAACACTTCTTCTTTGTCGGTTTATCCATATCAGCAATACGGAGCATTTCCTCG